TACCATAAGTCGGCTATAAACACCCTTAAAACTGGTCTAAAAGCCATTGTATAGCCTGAGTGTAGATAGTTAGACCAATAAGCCAATATAGGACAATTTCAGGTTTCTTCAGTTGCATATAATTACCTTCCCATCATTGCATATCTGGCACACTGTTATATCTCCGCTAGGTGAGATAATTGTGACAGGTTTACAAGCGGCATAAGCTCCGCAACTAGCAAGGGTGAAAGTGATACCGATTACGAATATTTTAAGCATGATTCAAATTCCTCATAGGTTATATTATGTTTTTTTAATGCTCTACGAATCTTATTCATAGCCTTGTTTTGTATTTGCCATACTGACTGATGGCTGATACCTAACTCCGCCGCTATTTGTTCCAATGTCATGCGGTTTCCCTTTCAGAATAGACATGATTCGTATAATCATTGAATACATCCCAATTTAAACCGATGTCACAATTATGGTATTTCTTAGCCCGTCGCAATACTTCCCTCGCTTCATCGTCAGTAAGTTGGTCATATTCTTCATCACCTAAATAAATCTCTTTTACATCGTCAATATGCCACCATGACGCTATCCAGTCAGTATTAGTAAGCCGTAGGATATCTTCAGCTTTAGGAATTGCTTGACCTTCAGGCAAATCAATCTCAATAATAACTTTCATATTAAAACTCCTTATCTGTTATGAATTCATCTTCCCGAAGTGATTCGGTCAAAATATAGCCCTCAGACTTTGCATATTTTTCTAGAGCTGGTAAGCATATCGAATAGAGATAATCGCTTGCAAACTCCGCCACAATTTCAGAATGGCTATTTGTTTCTAGATAGACAATAATTTTCATGTTAAAACCCTCCAGTCATATAGACATATACCAGCAGTGGCATGGTAAAGCATAGCAAGCCTAGAAAACATCCTTGAATAAATTTAATCATTTGTAATCTCCTCTTTTTCTAATTCTTGCTGAGCTGATTCTGATTCTACATAGTGCCTAGCAATTTCCCAAAAGTTTACTTCTCTGAATGATGCGTTCATAACATCAGAGAAAAACCCTGTTTCTACATCAGGCATCATGTCTAAAAATAAATCGTTGATGCGTTCCGCCACTAAACCCGTGATTGTGTCCAAATCTTCATAAGACCCAAAGAAATCACCTGTAATCATAGCGATATGCTCTGACATCCGCCAATCGTTATCAATCCATAGATTAGCGTTCCATGTTTCGTAGTTTGTCCATCCATTGTATTTAGTATCAGTCATTTTAAGCCCCTTATTAGATTGCGACGTTGTCGAGATAGGTAACACCCTTGCGAGTGGTGACGTTAGCCCCTAAAGCCCGTAAACGGCTTTTAGTGGTAGGAGTTGACCAACGGCGTAGAGTGTCGGTATTTACTTCTAAAATACCTGTGTTTAATACATCGGCGATGTGGTTCCCATGTAGGAATACTTTAGCCCGATCACCTGCATTGGTGACAATAGTATTGTCAAGGCTAAAACCTTTAGCACTTTGATTGTGCTTGATGTTGTTTACGGCTTGAATCATTTGTTGTTCGATTTTTCTCATGATAATTCTCCAAAGTTAGGATAAAGCGTTTATGTTTACTACTATGCTGCTGGAAAAGTAAAGCGGAATTGTCCAAACTGATTTAATTCTAAGCAACCTTTAGCGTTTAACGCTTGAATTGCTCGCATTGTGTTGCTATCAGTTGCAAAGGTATGCCAGCCTTTATACTTATAAGCAAAGTCTAAGAGCTTGACCTGATGTTTGCCAACGGCTTTAATTGGCTTAGGTGTTCCGTGATAGATGGTAAGTGAGTTCATTTTGTATTGCTCCTATATAGATAATGCGGTTAGGTTTACTTCTGTTGCTAGATACTACTTTATTTCGTTTGCAAGGGTCTGTCTACTATGACAAACCCTTAGTTGTCAAATAACAACAGTACCGACAAAATCAGGCTTTTTGCCGTTGTATGTCGCTATTCTGAAAGAATGATAACCATGCTTTTTAGCGTGACTAATAATCTTCTGAATGTCGCTATCTGTTTTGCAATTAGTAGCCAAAAGACTTTCCATCCATTGCTCGGTCTGATTCTTTTCTAAGCCGTACACTAATATTTCCATTTTAATTCCTTTCGATGTTTAGATACTACATGAATAGTATAACGGGTCAATAACATAAAAAGATATCAGGACAAACCCTAATGTGGTATAAATACAACAGTGTAGTCCTTATTGCGTAAGTGTTGTATAAAAACAACACCCCCTCCTAAGTAGTACCCCCTCTCTAATACCCTGTATAGATAACCAGTGTGGTATAAAAACAACAATGTGGCTAGTGGTCTATAAAGTGTTGTATAGGTACAACACCGCTATACACGCCGCATAGAACACCACAGACCTATAAAGTGTGGTATAGAAACAACATAGGGGGGAGGGTGTGGCTCTGCTGTGTTATGTTGCTGTAGCCTCTAAAGCATATAAAAAAGAAGAATAAGACTATATTGCACTGCAATGTATGTCATTGATTTCAATAAAGAAATAGTATTGTTTCATGATGTGAAAGCCTCTACAGAAAAGGCACACACGCAGTGGACTAGGTCGTACTGCACTGCGGAGACAACTAAGCCTGTGGAGGTCCGCACAGGTACTGGTCTAGACTGTTGTTTATTTACAACAAAGTACTTGACTTTTTAACAAAAGTGTGATATTGTTCATCTATATAGAACTGTGACGAAACAGCAGATACACAGCTCCGAGCAGTAGGATGGATTAGAGTTATATCGGAGATTAAACATATAGAAACCTTATCTATATAGATTGTCTGTAGTTACAAATCATGTCTCCCTGAATGGATAAAGACACAAATGAATAAAGATGTCCCTGTAGTCACTGCCGTCGCAGAAGAAAAAAAAGTAGTTAAGAAGGGTCGTCCTAGAAAGGCTGACATCTTAGCTAAGAAAAAAGGACACAGAGAGACTAGAGGTCGTCCTGCTGGTGATGCCGCTAGAATCGCTGAGTTTAAAGCTAGACTCTTAGGCACTAGCGGTGAGAAGATAATCAACACTCTAATCTCTAAGGCTTTAGACCCTGACGATAAGGACCAAGCTGCTTGTCTCAAGATGTGTATTGACAGAGTCTTACCTTTGTCTGCCTTTGATGCAACTAAGCAGTCCGGTGGTGTCCCACAGATTAGTATTAACATTACTGGCTTAACAGGTAATGTCGATAGCACTCCCGTCATTGAGATGTCTGATGCTGACGAGGTAGTCTACAAGGAAGTTGATGAATCTTAATTTTCAACTCCTGAAGTGGCAACAAGAGGTCTTCAAAGACCCTACTCGATTTAAAGTAGTTGCTGCTGGTCGTCGCTGTGGTAAGAGCAGACTAGCAACAATGATGCTCATTATTAAGGCATTAGAAGCCCCTGAAGGCTCTGCTGTGTTGTATGTGTCTCCTACGCTGGGACAGTCCAGACAGATTATCTGGGACAGTTTGTTAGAGTTAGGTAGACCGGTGATTAAGTCTGCACACATCAATAACCTTGATGTCACTCTAATCAATGGTCGTAAGATACATATTCGTGGAGCAGACAACCCAGATACGCTTCGTGGTTTGAGTTTGTACTATTGTGTAATGGACGAGTGTGCTTTTATGAAAGAGGACACTTGGCAGAAGATTGTTCGTGCTTCTTTGTCAGATCGTAAAGGTGACGCTATGTTCATCTCTACCCCATCAGGTCGTAACTGGTTCTATGATATTTATAAACTAGGAGTTGATGGTGAGGATGAGACATGGAAAGCGTGGCACTTCACTACTAAAGATAACGAAACGATTGACCCGAAAGAAGTTGATGCTGCAAAGAAAACGCTATCCACATTTGCGTTCAAGCAGGAATACGAAGCGTCGTTCGACAATGCTGGGCAGGAGATTTTTAAACAGGACTGGGTTAAGTTTGGGGAAGCTCCTCAATATGGCGACTACATTATCGCTATCGACTTGGCTGGGTTTGAAGAGGTTCAGAAAAACGCTGGCTCTAGCAAGAAACGCTTAGACGAGTCAGCAATAGCAATAGCTAAGATTGGTCCTGATGGGGACTGGTTCGTAGAAAAGATTATTCATGGTCGGTGGGACATTAAAGAGACTGCAGCTAAGATTCTAAGAGCAGTAGCTGAGTATCAACCGATGGCAGTCGGAATTGAACGAGGGGCATTAAAGAACGCTGTTCATCCTTATCTGAACGATTTAATGCGTAAGAACAATGTTTACTTCCACATTCAGGATTTGACTCATGGTAACAAGAAAAAGACGGAAAGAGTGGCATGGGCATTACAAGGGCGGTTTGAGCACGGTAGGATTACTCTCAATGAGGATGAAAATTGGGATGAATTTGTTGACCAACTCATGCAGTTTCCAACCGCTAATGTGCACGATGACTTGGTTGACGCACTAGCGTATGTAGATCAGATGGCGGTATCTAATTATGCTCAAGACTATGAAGATGATGATTACGAAGTACTAGATGTTATCTCAGGCTACTAAGGAAAAAAATGGCTGAAATGAAATTAACTCAGAACGAGTTTGATGAACCAACTAAATCAGATGATGAATTGGTCGAATTCGTTGTATCACACACAGATCGCTGGAGAGATTGGCGAGACACCAATTACCTCGAAAGCTGGCAAGAATATGAAAGAATCTTTAGAGGTGTTTGGTCTGCTGAAGACTCTACAAGAAGCTCTGAGCGTAGCCGTATCATATCCCCAGCTACTCAGCAAGCAGTGGAAACAAGACACGCAGAAATTGTCGAAGCAATCTTTGGCAATGGAGAATATTTTGATATCGCTGATGATATCGCTGACCAACAAACCATCGACGTTGCCTTGCTCAAAAAGCAAATGCAAGAAGACCTCGACAAAGAGCAGATCAAGAAGTACATCAGCCAAGTAGAGCTACTAGCTGAAATCTATGGTACTGGTATTGCTGAGATTATTGTTAACAAGAAGTCTGAGCTAATTCCTACCACAATGCCAATGCCTGACGGTACGGCAGCTTACGGTGTGATGGAAAAGGACTATACCTGCATTAAGGTTAATCCTATCAATCCTAAGAACTTCTTGATTGATCCTAACGCTACCACTGTTGAAGATGCAATGGGTGTAGCTATTGAGAAGTATGTGTCTATTCACAAGGTTGTGGAAGGTATGGAGAAAGGTATTTATCGTAAAGTAGATATCGGCACTATCGGTGAAGATAGTGACTTAGAGCCAACTCAAGAAACTTCCCAGTTCCAAGACGATAAAGTATTGGTACTAACTTACTATGGACTCGCACCTCGTGAATACGTTGAACAGCTTGAAAATGAAGGTACGGAAGTTGTGGACCTCTTCCCTGACGACTCTATTGCTGATAAGTATTCTGATTTGGTTGAGTGTATTATTGTTGTAGCTAATGGTAACAAGTTACTGAAAGCTGAAAAGAATCCGTACATGATGAAAGACCGTCCTGTGGTCGCTTATCAGGATGATTCAGTACCGGGTCGCTTCTATGGACGTGGTACTGTAGAGAAGGCTTACAATATGCAGAAAGCCATCGACGCACAGCTTCGTGCTCACATGGATAGCCTAGCCCTCACTACAGCTCCGATGGTCGCTATGGACGCTACAAGGCTTCCTAGAGGTGCTAAGTTTGAAGTACGTCCCGGTAAGGCTATTCTGACTAATGGTAATCCATCAGAAATCCTATTCCCATTCAAGTTTGGTACAACTGACAACAACAACCTAGCTACTAGCCAGAACTTTGAACGTATGTTGCTACAAGCTACTGGAACTGTAGATGCTGCTGGTCAACCAACACCTTCAACTCGTGATGGTGCTCAGTTGTCTATGTCAATCTCTGGAATCATCAAGAAGTACAAACGTACCCTGATGAACTTTCAAGAAGACTTCATGGTTCCGTTGATCCGTAAGGCAGCTTATCGCTTTATGCAGTTTGACCCAGAGCGTTATCCTACTGTTGACCTCAAATTCACTCCTTTAGCTACTTTAGGCATTATTGCT